CATAGTATGAACAAAGCTAAAAAGTTTGAAGATAATAAAAAGTCTTTAGATAATGAGATTAAAGACCTTAATTATGCCATAACTAGATTAGATTTAATTAAGGTTGAATTAAAAGGTAATATTGAGATTGTTTATATAAATCGCCTTAATGGTATATTAGATAAATTCGTTGATGTATTAGCCAATCTAAAAACTAAAAACAGCACTACTAAATTGACACAAAACCAATTAGCCAAACAAATGATTAAAAAAGGCTTTATTGAGAAGGAAAGCGATCTAGTCAATTTACATTTACAAATAAAAAGGGGGAAATAATGACAATACAATTTTTATGTAATGTATGCGGTGAACATTTAGATTATGATTATGCGACAATTGTTTTAGGTTGTGATTTAAAAGAGGATTATTGCATACATGATACTTGTGTAGAAAAATCTTTAGAGGAAGATGAAGATGGAGAAAATAATGCCAAAATATAAATTAACAGATACAAGCTATCAAGTAATCACTTATGAGTGTGAGGTTGAGGCTAACTCTAAAGATGAGGCTATTGCAAAAGCTGATTGGGTTGAGGTTTCAAATGAACTTGACCATAACCATATAAATATTGAAGTTAAACAATGATTATTTTTGGAAAGCCTTATAAACAAAAATATATATCCAGAATAATCAAGACAGTTATAATAGTATTGTTTATTATTGTAAGTATTTTATTGATTGGGTGTTCTAAAGATTTTAACCCTACTACTACAATTTTAAAACATTTAATAACTAATAAAGATAAATAGAAAGGATAATATGAGTAATGTATTACAATTTAAACTTAAAGAAAAACCAAAACTAAAAAGAAAAACTAAACCTAAATTTTATATTGGTACTTATAAATCTCAAACACGTCAAATTAAAGGTTGGGGAATAAATAAAAAGGAATTTTTAAAAGATTGCGTTAATCTTGCAAAACATATGTTAGATGAACATAAGCCAGAAACTTCTTTTACTTGTATTAAAAAAACTTTTAAGAAAAAAATTAAATGACAATAAAACAAATAGATAAAAAAATGCAAGATATTGAAGATTATTATAATCAATTTAATATGTGTTCTTATGAATATCCTAGTGATGTTAAAAGACAATTAAGTAGATTATATAATTTAAAATTAAAAAAAATAAGAGATAAATGAATAAGTATTAATTACATTTATTACAGCAATTTACTAATTCTAAATTTTCTTTTAATAATTCTTTTTGGCTACCCCATTTTTCATTAAATGTTTTAGGTGAATAATGATAGCCCGTTTTCCCCGTATGATGTTCTGGACATAATCCAATTACTTCATAATTACTAGATTTCTTTCCCATACCTCTAAAATTTTTTATATGATGTAATTGACAGGGTGATTTAGGAAATCCCATTTTATGACATATCAAGCACCCAAACTCTGCCATCTTATTCATGTGTTCCTTCATGTGTTTGGTTTTAGTAATTGTCATAAACAAATTCTTTTACTAAAAAATCTCTAGTACCTATCTTTTTAATTTTTTTAATATTTTTAGTACAAATAATCATCTCCTCACCTATCTCATCTTCTGAAATAGTCATAAAAAAAGTATATGCGTCTTTTGTTTTTTGTAATAGATAACCCTCTGTAAATGCTATTGCGGGTTTATCTTTTTTTGCGTCTGTTATAGTTTTCCATGAACTATGGCTAACATGGTCTGACCACCAGACCTCATACCTATCAAATGTGTGCATGACAAGTTCTTTAGGTTTTTTACGCACCATATTGTTTTCTTTCTTTCATTTGACTTATCATTTTAGTTTTCCATGTTTCAAAATTCATTTCTACTATCTTCTTTTCCCAATTCCATTTTGCTTCGTTCTTAACTGCAATTGCTAAAGCCTCAATATGTTTTTTATATCTATCATCTGCCCGAGCCTCTCGTTCTTGGGCAACTGCACTATCTAATTTTCCTGTATTAGAGTTTATCATAAATTCCTTCATAAGTGTGGCTAATAAAATCTTCCTATTATTATCTAATAATGACAAAGTAGCCTTTGCATCTGCGTGTTTATCGCCTATTTCTCTCAATTTCTCTATTTTTTGTTCTAGTATTTCATCAGACATTTAGTTCCCTCATATTTTTTGATTTAGCATTACGAATATTACAATATTGAATAAATTTTATAACATCCTTTCCCGTTGCAACGGGGAAAACTCTTTTTGAATGTGGAAAGTGTCCATACTTTTTTTTAAATGTCCAACTTGCCCATCCTTCTTTAAATCCTTTTTGTTTTGCATAAAAAGCTAACTGTGCATAAAAATTTTCTTTATCATGTGGGTTAGGTTTGATCTTTGGTAATTCTATTAGACGACCTTCTTTAACTAATAATAATTTTTCTTTTTTGGTAGGTTGGTGACTACAATTTGGGCAACTGCTATCATCCTTTACGGGCTTATAAACAAAAAAGCATTGAGTACAAGTTAAGGGTTGTTTTTCAACTTTTTCTATTATCTTTAATTCTTTTTCTTTTTTAGTTGTATCTTTTAATGTCCATTTAGGAACATCCTCTGGAAATCCATGCTCATATACTGCACCGCTATGATCTATAATTAAGGTATCAACTTTATTCGGATAAGGCCTTAATGATCTTCCTATCATCTGCAAATACATACCATAAGATTTTGTAGGCCTAGCAAGAATAACACAAGATACTTTTGGCTCATCCCATCCTTCTGTTAATACCATACAATTACATAATACTTTTATCTCATCATTTTTTAATCTTTGTAATTGTCGTTCTCTCTCAATCTCATCCATTACTCCATCAATATGACCGCTTGGTATTCCATTGTGATTAAAGATATTAGAAATATATTTACTATGTGCGATTGAAGACGCAAAAACAACTGTTGGTCTATTCTCTCCATGTTTAACCCAATGACTTACAATATCTCCAACTAATTTAGGGTTGTTCATTTTTTGATTTAACTGCCCCTTATCATAATCTCCCGCTACAATTCTAATACTTTGTAAGTCTGGAATACTTGGGGCTATTATTCTATTCTTAACTAGATAACCTTGTTTAGTTAAACTTCTAATAGAGCCACACTCTACTAATTCATCATAGATACCCCCCAATCCTTTACCATCAGCTCTAATGGGTGTTGCTGTTAATCCTACAATAAAAGCCTCTGGATATTGGTCAATTAATTTTTTAAAAGAATTACTTATTGATCTGTGAGCCTCATCTAAAATTATTAATGTTGCAATAGGTTTAATAAAATCCTCTCTCTCAATTCTTGCATTAAATGTTTGAATACTTGCAACTTGCGTACTAGCCATTGCGTTTGGACTTTTTTGAGCCATCAACACTCCATGAGGCATTTTAAATTCTGCTAATTTTCTACTTGTTTGCATAATTAGTTCTCGTCTATGTGCTACAAATAAATTAAAACCATATTTTTCTTTAGTTTTAGACATCATCTCACAAGCTATAATAGTTTTACCGCTACCCGTTGGGGCTACAAGTAAAACTCTTTTTTTACCCCTTCTAAAATGAAATCTAATATCTTCAATTGCTTTGTTTTGGTAATCTCTTAATTCATTCATTTATTTACTTTCGGTTGATACCTTTTCCATATGTCATTTACTTGAAACATTATCTCTTTAGGGTCTTCTTGTGGGTCGCATTGTTTTCCAAATTGTAATCCCTCATTTTTTAAGTAAGCATAATCTTCACCCCTCAATCTAATTGCGATTAAAATTTTAACTAACTGTCCATGTCTATCACCTTCGTTTGAGCCATATCTTAATGTTCCCGTATATTGCCCTTTGTATAAACTAGGTGAATAATCAAATTTTCTTACCTCTGGTTTTTTAAGATCATAATGTTTTTTAATATCTTCTACTGAATAAGGCTCATCCCCGTTCATAGTTGAAACTTTTACAGGATAAGATTTAGATTTATTATGGTAAAATCCCGCTAACCTCATCACTCTAGGTAAATCTTTAACTTTTGGGTCTGAATTAAATCTTGTGGCCAATGCTTGTTGATATAAACTAAAACTTTCTAACGGACAATCTTTAACTAACCAATAACAATGATATTTGCCTTTACTTGTATTGATAATTAAATGTGGCATTAATCCCAATGGTTTAAAGTCTGGTAATTGAGAGCCATCTAGATCAATAAACAATGCTCTTACTTTTTTAATGTGTTCAGTAGTTCTGCCTTTTAAGTCTGTTTCATTTACAGTAAAAAATACTCCCGCACCTTTTGAATTTAATTCAGCAAGTGTTTTAAAATGTTCTTGTAATGTTCCATGTACTTGTTTTATTAATGCCTTATTTTTGCCTTTATCATCAAATGTTTGGAAACTATGTTTATCTCCAAAATATTGCATAAAACTATGATAATGTGACATTTCTGTATATTCTAATGACATTGAAATCCTACGAACAACATATCATTATTTGTGTACCATCCATTTTCATCATCATTGTATGTAGTTGTTTCTAATCTTATTTTATCTGCCATATCACCACAATAAATATACTGACTATCATAGTTGTATGTAATTTTAGTCAATCCACAATCAGTACAAGCTAATAATAAAATTGTTATTGTTTTAAACATATTACGAAAAATCGCTTAAATAACCTTCTTCTGTTAATTCACAAATAAATTTTTCTGCTAAATTGTCTTTGTTAATTGATTTTGTATAAGCAACTAACTTACCAATTTCATAATAAATTAATGTGTCCATTTTTCTTGCTGGAAAACCTAGCCTTAAATTTGTAGAATCTTTTTTTATACTCCAATAAATTCTTGCTATTAATTGTCTTATTTGTATTACTTCTTTAAATGTATTTAAGTTATGTGTTAAGTCTGTCATTATTTAATCCTCTTTTAAACTTTCCGAAGACCATCTTTTTTTTGCCCCTAACTTACCCGCTTTAGAACGCAATCTTCTGTTCTTCATTTGTTCTGCTCGTTCTTCTTCTGCTTGTTTGCATATTAATAAGGTTTTATTGCCTTCTTTTTTCTTATCAAATAAATGTTCTATTTTTGGAAATATTTTTTGTATCTTATCTAATCTGCAATTACATAATCTGCTTAAAATCTCCCAATCAAGTTCAATATTAAATCCTCGCCAACAATGACAATATAATAAAATATATGCCCCTTGTTCATCTAAAGATAATTTAACTCTGTTAGGGTCGCTTATCCAATCATTAGCATAAAATTGGAATGCGGGGGATTGTTCGTCTGTTGTAGATTTTCTCATATTTTAACCGCCATATATTCATAATTACCTAATCCTATTTTTTTCTGAACAATTGCAATGACACCTCGTTCAGCAAGTCTTAAAACAGTTTTAGTATATTGCAATACTTCTTTATCTATATTTAATTTTCCAAAATCTTCTCCTAAAAAACCTTTATAGTATATGAAAGTATCGTTTAAAACGGCCTCTTGTAGCCATTTTTGGAAATCTACATACTTATTCATTATTTATTTCCCTCTATTTCTTTCCAATCAAAATGCTTACCATCTTTTGTTTTTTCAAATGAAACTTCTTTAACGATACAATCATCATAATCGCCATCACTTTCTTTCTCACTTAATAAAGTACATTTATAAAGAGGGTTTTGATTTTGATTTTCTACTATATATTTGGCATCTTCTTTAGTTTCATTTTCTACTAACCAATTTTCAGTTTTAGGGGAAATATAACTTCTTGAAACTATGTAATTACTTTTCTTTTGCATTATGTATCTCCTTTTATATTTATAATTAACTAAAGTCAATTTAATCAAATTATTGTCTTTGTCAATACCCTATCTTGTACTGTAGTTGTAGGTGTAGTTGCAGTTGCAGGTGCAGTTGAAGGGGATGGTTTTGCCATTAGCAAAACGATAGCAAATTTTAACATTGCTATGGCATTGCTATACTTATGTAAAGGGTAAAAAAGGGGCAGTTTTAAACAAAAAGAGAACTAAAATGAAACAAACCGCCCCAGATAGACTTACTTTTTAATTGGATTAATTTGTAAGTCTGGTCTTAAATACTCTATATCAAATTCACCAAGTTTTGCAATCTGGTATGCTCTAAATGGCGGTATTACTTTCCATTTAGATACTGCAGGATGTGAAATACCCAACATATTAGCAAGGTTTTTACCGCCATATTGATTAATAACTTCTTTTTTTCGTTCTAAAGCTAATTGATAATTTACATTATTCATATTTGTGTATCTTTTTCGTGGTTTAAAATAGATAGATATTCTGATTGTCCTTTAACCTTAATTGCTTCGTCTGTCATATCTAAAATAGCTTGTGCTTTATTAGTATGATTTGGAATAACCGAAGACCTATCAATATTAATAATCTCTTTTGCTATTCTTTTTTCTTTAGCATTTAATTCTTCAATTAATTCATCTAAAATTGTAGCCATATTTATTTTTATACAATTTTATTAACAAAAGTCAATATAAAACTTGACTAAAGTAAATAGATAGTATTTAACGATAGTTAATTAATAATAAATAATAAAAAGGAAAAATAAATGAGCTTAATAGCAAAAAGTGGTGAAACAAGTTATCCAAAAGTACCAATTGGAGTACATAAAGCCCGTTGTGTCAAGGCAATTGATCTTGGTACTCAAAAACAAGAGTATGGTGGTGAAATTAATTGGAAAAGACAGATTTTAGTTATTTGGGAATTACCCGAAGAATTAAACAATGACCAACCAATGACAATTAGTAAATTCTACACTTTATCTTTACATGAAAAATCAAATCTAGGAAAAGATTTAACTTCATGGAGAGGAAGACCTTTTACTGAAACTGAAAAACAGGGATTTGATGTTAGAAATCTTATTGGTGTTCCTTGTCAATTAAATGTAATGCATAAAGATAATGGTAAAGAAGATATTAGTTCAATCATGCCTCTAGGTAAAAATGATAAAATTGCTGAACAATTTAATGCAAGTGTTTCATTTGATATTGATGATTTCCAAAAAGGTAAAAAAGAAACTTTTAATCAATTATCCGAAGGGATAAGAAGAATGATTTTAAGATCAAAAGAGTTAGATGGAATAGATCAAACGGATAATGGTGATGAAGGTAATGATAATGATTTAGGGAGTATTCCATTTTAATGAAATACACAAATTTAAGCAATCTACCTAAAGCAATTGAACGAGCCGTAATAAATGATCCTTACGAAAGTAATTCGGATATATCTACCACTCGTTTAATTGCCCCACCTCGTATTCGTGTATTACAGAAACGAAATTGGGATTTAATCACAGAAGATGTTAGCGACAGAATATTCTCATTATTGGGGCAGTCGGTACATCATGTTATAGAACGAGCAAAAACAAGACATGAAATATCAGAAAAAAGGTTATTCTATAAAGATGACAAGATCACTAATGGATGGACTTTAAGTGGTGCATTTGATTTACTTAATCGTGATGGTCATTTAATAGATTTTAAAGTGACATCTGCGTGGTCTGCACTTTCCGCTTTGAAAGAAGGAAAACCAGAATGGGAAAATCAATTAAATGTTTTAGATTTTCTTGCAAGTAAAAACCCTAAAGAGTTAGTCAATTACAAAACTGAAATAAAAGTAAAAAGACTATCGGTTATGGCTATATTAAGAGATTGGTCTAAAGTTAGGGTTATGACTTCTGATAACTACCCTAAAAAACAAGTAGCTATGATACCTATTCGTAAATGGACATACGAAGAACAAGAAAGCTATGTCAAAGAACGAATAAAAATACATCAAAATGCAGAAAAAGTATCTGAACTTCCAATGTGTACTGCTACTGAAAGGTGGAGAAAGGAAGATAAATTTGCAATAATGAAATCTGGCCGTAAGTCTGCTATGAGATTGCTTGATACTAGAGAAGAAGCTATGCAATATCTTGCTTCACAAAATATGACACTTGGTAAAGGTTGTGATATTGTTGAACGTAAAGGTGAAGATGTAAGGTGTCAACATTATTGTAATGTTAATGAGTTTTGCTCATACTATATGAAGATAGCATTTTGAGTAAAAAACCTATCATAAGCAAAGTAGTAAGACCATTTGTCTTTACAAAAGACCCATTAATTATGGACTTACTACAATCGTTTGCTAAACGATCTGAACAAGGCATTAAAGAGCATAAAATTACTATGGAAAAAGCCCAAAAACCAATAGAAAAATGGATTGATGATATAATTGAAGAATTATATGATGCTTGTGTTTATCTTGAAAAACATAAAAGAGAATTAAGAAACCTCAACATAAAAAAATAATTTTATTTTACTTGACGCATAGTATGTACTAAAATGTGCTATTATGATAAAATTTATATTAGTATTGCAATTATGTTTTTCGGGTGCTGATTGCTATCCCCCAATAAGTAATCAAGATGTTGTTTATGATGGATGGAATGATTGTGCAATAGCGGGATATGAAAAAAGTATTATAATTATGAATGAAGTAAATGAATTAGAACAAAATAAACCTTTAGTAAGATTTTGGTGTAGTGAACAATATGAAAAAAAAACAAACATCTAATCCATCAATATCGTTGGATGTTATATCATACCAACTAAAAGAAATCCACTCCGAAGTATGTAAAAATAGTAGAGATATAGAAAGTTTAAAAACACAAGTTGCTATGGGTAAAGGTGGAATAAAAGCAGTTTTTGTGATAGGAACTTTTATAGGAATAGTAATAGCAGTATTAAAAAATTTTAAAATTATATGATTGGATTATTAGCAAAATTATTACCTAGTGGAATTAAACTAGGAATGGATATAGTAAAAAATCGTAATGAAAGTAAAAGATTAGAAAGTGTGGCGGAATTAAGACATATGGAGAAAATGGCCAATGGTGAAGTTGAATACCAAAAAGCTGTTATGACTAATAATAATCAAGGATGGAAAGACGAATTTGTGCTTATTTTGGTGTCTTCCCCCGTAATGTTATTAATTTGGTCTATATTTTCTGATGATCCACAAATAATGGAGAAAGTAGAAAAGTTTTTTCAACAATTTAACAATATGCCCTTCTGGTATCAAGCCTTGTTTATAGGTGTTGTATCGGCCATATACGGTCTTAAAGGGGCAGACATAATGAAAGGAAGGAAATGATGTCATTTTTAATAGGTGTTGTTCTAGGGGTGGTTTTGTGCCATCTGAACCATAAGTTTAAAATACAAGATAAAATCAAAAAAAAATTTGATGATATTTTACTATCCTAATGTTAGTAGAGTTAGAAATGTATGATGATCTTAAAGATCAAATCAAAAACCATGAAGGTTTTGTAGATACAGTATATAAAGATAGCCTTGGTTTTGCCACAATCGGATATGGACATTTAGTTAAATCTAACGATCCTTATGAAGAAGGCAAGACATATTCCAGAGAACAATTAACGGATCAATTTGATGAAGATTTTGCAACTGCTAAAAATCAAGCAATAGATTTAATCAATGGTTTAGAAATAAATTTCAAAGCTCATTGTGTAATTATAGAAATGGTTTTTCAGTTAGGGTTAGGTGGAGTGTCAAAATTTAAAAATATGTGGAAAGCACTTGAAGAAAATGATTATGCTACTGCAAGTATGGAAATGCTTGATAGCCGTTGGGCTAAACAAACTCCAACTCGTGCAGAAAATTTAGCCGAGATAATGAACTCTTGCAATAGTTAATATTATTGATATAACTTTACTCAACTGTAAGGTGTTATGATTATATTAAAAGATGTTATAATAAACTACCAGAACGAATCCAAAACACCTGAAATTAGAGATGTTCATATTGTTAAAGGAAAAGTAAAATATATAAATCTTATTGAACAATTAAAAAATCTTAAAGAAACAATTGACGGATCACCAAAGGAGTTGTATGAACAAACGAATATTAATAATTAGCGATTTACACATACCATACCACCATGAAGACAGTTTTGCATTTTTACGAGAGATTAAAAAACAATATAAGCCAGACTTCGTGGTTAATATTGGCGACCTACTTGATTTCCATGCTATATCTATGCACGATCACAATCCAGACTTACCTTCTGCTGGTGACGAATTAAAAATTTCTAAAGAATACATTAAAGAATTAGAATCTATATTTCCAGAAGTTATAGAAGTAGATAGCAATCATAGTAGTCTTGTTTACAGACGAGCATTAAAATATGGCATGAGTAAACAATTCTTAAAAGATTATGGTGATTTTCTTGGTACTAAAAAATGGAAGTGGATAGATGATCTTACTCTTACAATGGGTAATGGCCAAAGGTGTTTCTTCACTCATGGAAGAAGTGCAGATGTATTAAAGACTAGTCAAACAATGGGAATGAGTTGTGTTCAAGGACACTTTCATACTAAATTTGTAATATCTTATTGGGCCAATCCAGACAATTTGTTTTTTGGAATGAATGTAGGATGTTTAGTTAATCAAAAATCAATGGCATTTGCTTATGCTAGAAATTTTAGAACTAGATTTATAAATGGTTGTGGTATTATTATTGATGGTATTCCTAAACTATTACCAATGGTATTAAATAATAAAGGTAGATGGATTAAGAAAGTTCTTTAATTTCTTTTTTAACTTCATCCATTGATTTAAATAAAGTTTTCATTCTTTCAGCACATATCTTTTCATGTGAGGTTAATCTAATTCCATTATGATCTGCTATGTTGGAGTTAGATTTTCTAGCCATTATATTTTGTTTATTAAAATGAATTTCATAATATTAATCTATAGTTAAGCAAGTGAATATGTGGTGTGGAAATAATACCCACTTGCAAAAGTTTTATACCATTTTGTTATTATAAAATCAACTCTGTTAAATCTTTATTTGATCCTACGGTTCCCTTGTAAAAAGTATTAAAAGCTAAACTTATTCGAGTGTTTTTGCCTTGTTTGGTTTCTACTTGATGAGTAGTTGATGATGGAAACATTACTAATTGACCAGTTTCTAAAGCAAACCACCAAGTTTCAGAGTTCCATATATTAAAATCTTTTGTTTCAGGTTTTATTTGCTGGTAGCCTTTTGAATTTGTAAATTTAATTTTATCATTCTCTTTATCACAATCAAAATATAATACACCAGATACAACTGAATTAGGGTGTGCGTGTTGATGATGATATTGATTTTCTTCTGTGTAGTTTAACCAAGATTGAGTGATATAAAGTTCTATATTATTTTTAGGAGATATAATTCTATCTAAATAATCTTTACAACATTGATCTAAAAACTTCTTTATATTTTTAAATTCTTTTCTGTTTAATATGTAGTTGTCTTTAGTGTGTATATTTCCTTGATTTTTACTACATTTGTTTTTTTGATTATCTACAAATTGTAATTCTTGTTTTGTAAATGTTCTATTTATATTTGACA